CGCACCAACGAATAAATCCCGGAAACCGCAGGAATGCTGGTTTCCGGGATTTTCTTTTTGCTCTGGATATTCAATTTGGTTCTTATTTGGTTCTTACTATGCTTTTTTATTCAAAGGCAGCACGTTTGCTATAGCCTCCGACGCTTTAGCCTGAGCATCCGCAAAGGTGTGGGTATAAATATTTAGTGTGGTGGTTACCTGAGAATGTCCGAGGGACGCGGACACGGTTTTGGCATCCACGCCACTTGTAATAAGCAGCGTGGCATTCAAATGCCGAAAACTGTGTATATTTACCTTTTTCATGCCCGCGCGTTCGCAGAAGCGCCAGAGCCAGCTAAACGGGGTGTTGGGATTCATCGGCTTGCCGTTCCATGCGACAAACAGCCTGTCTGACTTAATCCACTGATCGCCACATTTTAGCCTCTGCTGATCCTGCCAGAGCTTGTACTGACGAAGCAAAACAATAACATCTTCCGGAAGCTTTAAACTCCGCTGAGACTTTTTTGTCTTTGTTGTGTCGGTAAATATTCCTTTATCTTTTGAGTATTGTGAGGTTCTCTGCACGCTCACAACTCCACTGTCAAAGTCAATGTCTTTCCATTCGAGGCCGAGCAGTTCTGCCCGCCTAAATCCGCCGAATATTGCCAATATAAAAAACGCCTGATAAGTTAAAGACTCATTTTTCAGAAGGTCAAGGAAGCGCTGCGCTTCTTCCAATGTATAGCAGTCGTGTTCCTTTTTAATAAGCGCCGGCAGTGTGACGCGCCGACATGGATTATCTTTAAGCATATCCTGTTTTAAGGCGTAGTCAAATATAGTGGAAATAAATGATAGATACCCGCGGATGGTCTTTGGCGATAGCGCCCCTCCGCCGTCTTTGATGTCTGGCTCCTGCAGATTATCTATGAACAGTTGAATTTGCCGCGTTACAATTTTGTCCATGCGCAAACTGCCGAGAGCGGCATACGCCCGGGTGGTATATTGCTTATAACGATCAACGGTACGTATGCGTAATTTCGGTTCCGCATATTCCTTGAACCACTGTTGCGCAAATGCCTCAAATTTTATATTTGCGCTCTGCGACAGCCCACGGCATTTATCCTCGAACAGAATAGCTTGTCGCTCAAGCTCTTTCTCAATCCGCTTCTCGTTCATCCCGGGCTTTGGCGTCCAGGTCATGGTTTTCACATTCTGCTTCCCATTCGTAAAATAGCCATCTGACACCCTGATCTGATAACCTTTTCCACGTTTAACAATTCTGGCCATAAAAATAAAACCTCCTTGATTTTGGAGGGCTGAACAGGTATAATTTAACTGTGATTTTATCATACCGTCAGCCTCCGCTGATGGATGCCGCTCTTTCCTATTGCGAGTAGGGAAGGGCGGTTTTTTATATTTCTGTGAATTTGCATTCGCCGGGGTGTAAAACCTTGATAACTTTGCCTTCACATGAGACGTCGTGCGCATTATCTAAATCAACGTCATCGCAATTAGCATCCAAGGATCTCAAACGAAGGTATCCATCCTTAAAATACATTATCTTAACGTGACGTACTCCGTCAATCAAAAATATTCCTAGTTCGCCGTGATCAATAGTACTTTGCTTTTTAACCAACAGAATATCGCCCTCAGATAACAGCGGTTCCATTTTGTTGCCCTCTACGGAAACAGCAAAGTCTGGAGGATCTCCACTAAAGCTGTTATTGACAACTAGGAATTTATGCGTTTTTGTATTCGGAAGGCATAATTCTGCATTTTTATTATCCAATTTTCTCCCTTTCTCACTTCGAGCCCAACTGGGCAGCCAAATCCTTATTTTGAACTTTCCGTGCCATTATCTGTAGTGTGCGAGCTCTCTTTTTATAGTTTTTTGCGAATATTTACTTCAACCGCGACGCCTAAAATTCGTGCATACCCAGATTCAAAGTCGTTACATTTTACTATGATAGGTTCATAATTGCTGTTTTCAGGCATTAGCACCACAGTATCTCCAATTTGCTTGAAACGTTTTAGTGTTGCGCTATCACCGTTTACGAAACAAGCAACAATCTGCCCGTTCTCCGCGCAATTCTGGCTTCGGATAAGCACATCGGAACCATTCTCAATCCCGGCGTTTATCATGCTGTCACCCTCAACGTGTAGATAAAAATATTCATTAGAGTTTTTAATGTCTGTGGGAATATATCCGATGATATTTTCTCGAGCAAGGATCGGTTTTCCGGCAGCAATCTTCCCAACGACTGGAATCATCGGAAGAGAGGAAAGCGGAGCGCAATTAGAGGGAAGCTCTTGCACATCATTATCAATTAAAAAGTTTAGAGGCACTTTCAATTTATCTGCATATTCCTGCGCAGTTGTTATTTTTGGGGTTCTTTGATTAGTTTCATAACGACTAATAACTTGCTTTGATGTATCCAACAATGCGGCCAACTCATCCTGAGACATATTACGCTCCGTACGTAGCTGCTTTAATTTATCTCCAAACTTTGAAATCATATCTATACCTCATTTCTTTTTCTAATGCTATTAAAGCATAAACTGTCACCAAAATCAATACAATACTAAAAAATAATTTAAATTTATCGCCAAACGGTTGACAAGGCAAAATACAGGTGGTAATATTTAGACAGTCACCAAAGGGGCAACAAAAAGGAGATGATTAAATGCCCGAAAAAGTCAGAGAACTCAGAGGACTGATTTATAGTAAGTTTGATTCAGAAGCGGAAATGGCTGCAGCTATAGGCTGGCCTCGGCAGCGTTTGAGCAAAATTACTAACGGAATCAAGGAACCTGATGTAAATGAACTGAATGATCTCGCAAATCCGTTAGGGAAATCCGTAGGGGATATAGCACAAATTTTTTTGCGTTATAAGTCACCAAACAGGCAACCACAATGACAAAATTAGTCAGAAAGGAGGCTTACATATGTCATTACCAAGAATGCGCCTCTTGAAAGACGCTGCGGCAGAAATCAAAGTGCTTGACCCTCACAGCGCAGTAACAACGTATTTTATCCGGCAGCTTGCCCTTGAGGGAAAAATCAAGTCGACGATGGCCGGCAGGAAGCGGCTTATCAATTTTGACGATCTGCTTGATTATCTTGGACAATCCAGCGAACATCTGACGAACAGCACCGGAAAAATTCGGAGAATCAGTTAATGACCGCCCGCTGCGCACGCTGCGGTCTGCGGTGGCAGGTCAGTGTTAAGCAGCGAATACCGAAATCCGGCTACATATGCCCCCGGTGTGCGGACAAGCGTAAGGGAGGAGGGAAAAAAGATGGATGATATAAAAAGGATAGGAGGCTGCTTAGCTGGCTTTGTCGTTGCGCTTATTATTCTTCCAAAATTCACAGGCAATGTCAAAGCAGCCCAAAACGGCCATAAAGGTCGGAATTAGGAAGAGGTGAGAAAAAGGGTGAATGACATAAAGAAACGCCAAAACCAGCAACTGAGGTTAAAACTGGTTTTGGCGCAGAATTTCAACAAATACAAAGACATTCGTGTGGTTTTCAGTCCTCAACAAGAAAATCATTAAGGGCATCATCAGAAGGATTAATTATTGCGTCTATGTCAATGTTAGCAGCTTCAAAAAATATCCTTAGTTTTCTCATAGCGGAATCACAATCAGAATTTTTTTCCAAATTCAACCCATCCAGACCGCAATACATAGCGATTAGTTCATTACCGGGTAAGTCGTTTATGTGATTAACAATTCTATTCTTTGCAGAATTAATCAGATCAATTTTAGACAAGCCATTTTTACGAGTTATTTTATCACAATCATTACTATTTAGAACACCGACTATGTCCTTTTTAAATTTGTCCAAACCAGAACAGATCATTTTACATTCGTTCTCTGTAAAGTTTTCATTTGAGATAAAATATTTTTTCAAATTAGCACATCCTTTCGTTTCAATTCTACAGCGGAAAGGAAACAAATACAACCCATAAGGAGGGAAAGCCTTATGCCACAAGCAAAGCCTATAGTACATATTGAAACCTGTATTCCCAGCGGACAGTGTATTGATGGTAGCCAAGAAATCACGTTATCGGAAAATCAGCTTAATTGGATGGCCGGGCTGTTTGCACCGATGGTAAAAGCGAAATTGGATTACGGAGCAAAATCCCAAACGCTTGGGATTTAGAAAAAAGGTGATAAAGAATGAGGTTAATCAACATCATAACCCTTTGTGCCTTATGCGTTTTGGCTCGGAGAATCTGCCGGGTGGATCGTAAAACGGACAAGCTCCGCAGTGACACCGGCGCTGCCTTTTCCGCAACAACGCGGCACCTTGAGAGGATGGTGAGCTGCAAGTATGACGGATAAGGAGATCATTGCCAGGCAGGCGGAGAAGATTATCGAGTTGGAGGACAAGGTCAAGGAATTGGAAAGCGGCTCAATACCGGTCCGCAGAGTATACGCGGATGACTTCTCAGAAATCTACATTAAGGCAAAGATACAGGCCAATCGAGCTGAAAGGATGGCGAATTGCAATGACCTATGATCCGTGTGAACGCTGCGGCAGCCAGTTCCCTCAGGCATTTTGCAGCCAATTCTGCCATGCATTCAAGTGGGCGCAGGAACGGAAGATACAAACCGGATTAGGCGAAGCACTGTTCCAGAGACTTCGCCGCATCGAAAAACAGAGCTGAGGAGGTACCCATGGAACTATATGACCTTGTAAGCGCGATGTCTGCCGGCGCCGGGAATCCGAACCGATCGCAGAACGGCCAGTACTACATGACGAATATTGCCCATCCGATCATCGCCGCGCTGAAACGCGAATACTGCGAAAGCAAGAAAATCAGTATGCTCTATCCGATGTCCGATCAGGAACGGTTTGAATTTGAGCTTTGTCTGTTTCAGCCGAGCGTTCGAAACAAAATCGTTTCCTATATCAAGGCCAGCGGATGGTTCGATGAACATCAAAAAGGAGGAGATACAGACAATGCCAACCCAGAAGCAGCTCCGCGAAGAGCAGGCGCTTGAAAGAACAGTCCTCAAAGCAGAATCCATTGCAAGAGTTATTCGGATGCAGGACCGCAAGCAGCAGAATCAGGATGCAAACGATCTGCTGGATGATGGGCTTGATCCTTACGCTTGCAGCCCAGCCAATGCGGATACATTTAGCGTAATTTGCCCGGATTGTGGCCAGCTGGTACCGAGCGAGTACGACAGTTTCCTTTCGCAGCAGGATGCGAATGATTATGCCCGACAGCATTGCGACTGCCATAAAAACAATAAAACGAGGAGGAAGCAAACGATGATTTCAGGTACTGACAAAAATATAGCGGCCCTTCACAAAAGGATGGATAAGGTCCTGACTGATATTATCTACCGGGGGGGCAAGGCGGGAATTGCAGACGTAGACGGTCAGCCGTGGCTCACCAATGGAATTGCGGCAGTTATTTATGATGAAAACAGTCTGATTTTTGCCGCAGACAAAATGGAAGAAATTCAGGGTATTAAATCCTTCGCTGTACCGGGACAACGCTTGGCGTTTCTTCCGAACGCTCATTTGGAATACCTAAAACCAAGCGGGACATGTCTTGCGGCTCAGCTGAAAGATGATTCCGGTCGCCGCCTGATGATCAACAATACATATTATCATCTGTTCGGGGATAAATTCGACTATAAGCTTTATATTCCCGGCGACAGAGATGAACTGCAGGATCCTGCTGTTTATGTATTTTACTTGGACGAGCTTGTAGGCTTGATTTTGCCGATCAAGCAGAAAGCAGAAGAATAACAGGGCAGTATGAACATTGAAAACGGCATAAAAAAAGAATGACGGAGCGCCGCAAACGCTGCCGTCATTCCCACCCTGCGGTGTGAAAAATTCTGTAAGATTATTATACTCCGTAGGGCCGAAAAAGTCAAGAATGAAGCGGCTGAGAGGGCCGCATGAAGGCTTGATAAAAGTATTAGATTTCCGACCAGACGGAGGTGAAAGCGTGTCCTACCTGATAGAGAGGGTAAAGGCTGGTAGGGTGATCGAAGTACGGAAGAAGTATTCTGCTCGGTATGGTGTAAAAGGAATACCTCGGAGCGAAAATATCAACCCTACGCCAGAGGATGTTGAAAAGATCAATCAAATGAATGCGGAGAGGTCACTCCGCCTGAGGATAAACGCAAATTTCAAAGAAGGAGACTTCCACGCTGTCCTGGGATTCGAAGGTGTGTATAATCCGGATCCGGAAGAAGCAAGGCTAATATTTGAAAAGTTTTTAAGGGACGCACGGAAGCTCTACCGAAAAGAGGGCATGGAACTTAAACGCATATTCGCCATGGGGCGAGGGCAGCGCGGTCTGCGGAAAATCCATTTCCATATGGTTTGCAATTATATCGATACGCGAAAGCTTTCTTCGATATGGCCGTATGGAAGAATAAAATATTATCCGCTGGATGGAAGCGGTCAATACGCAAAACTTGCGTCGTACATCATTAAGCAGACCAGTTACTTATTCAAGAGCGGAGAATGTCCATATAAAAAGCGGTTCAGTCCGAGCCGAAACCTTGTTATCCCGGTACCGGAAAATGAAGTAGTCCCACGGAGCCGATGGCTGAAAGAACCAAAGGCCATCTGGGGGTACTACATCGAGAAGGATAAGACGGTCAACGGTGTCAGCAAAATAACCGGTTATCCATATCAGTTCTACAGTATGGTCCAGATCGGCAGTGTACGGGATCATAAGAAAGTCAGAAAGAGGGAGTAGCCATTGAAAAGAGCGGAGCTGCAAAAGTACATTGACGACGCTATGGATTGCGCGCTCTCTGATTGCGCCGCAGAAAAGAACCCTATTATTGCATGGAATGTATTTATCAGTAGCCTTGACAGCGGAGTCCGCCGAAAAATTGGAGATCAAATGGAGCAGAACGGCAGAAACCGATATACCGGGGAGCCAATGACAGCGGAGCAACTGGCCGAGTTTAAAAAAATACGCAAAAAGTTATTTGCCGAAATCGGAATAATTTTGGAGGAATGACTGGGATGCTCGGCAGACCAGCTTATTTTAACCCAAAATCCCAAACGATTACAAATTTGAAAGGAGAACTCAAAATGTCTGAAATTATCGAGCATGCAAAGCAAAGGCTGGAAGACGAACTGAAAAGCTTTCAGGGCGGGAATAAAGAGACAGCGGTTAGTAAACCGGTGTGCCAAGCCCTATGCAGATTTTGCAATGAGGAGTTTTTTGCTCAGGCTGTATGGGACAGCGGCAAAACGCTTTCTGACTGCTGTAAGGAAATAATGAGCAAAGTAGGAAGTAGCATATCTGATTTGGATGTGTATAAGGCTGCCGTAAAATTCTATCTTCCTTCGGCGGACGTAAAGTTCAAAATGGAGGTTACCCTTGAAGCAACAGAGGACAGCAATAACTCAAATTTCAACAGTGGGAAGATAGTTTCCTTGTTGGACCTGCTGTAGGGGGTGGCCGCTGTGCTGATTAAGAAAGAGCTGCTCACCGTGGAACCGTGCAACTATCAGGAGCTGGAATCCGAGGGCAGCAGCCGATATGCCCAATATGCTGAATTTGCTCAAAAAATCAAATTACCGAAGTCCGGTGATGTCATCGCGGTCGATTTTTATGAGCGTAAGACGCGGCAGATTCGCCTTCGCTCATTCTATGACAGCAAAAACGTTGTAAGCTATTTCCCGGCCGAAGGCAACTGGAGTGACACGAAGCCGAGCGGCTGCCTCGGTATATGGAGCAGCGGAGAATGCATCAGTTCTCCAGGAGCGGAACAAATTTTTAAAAAGCTGGAAGCAAGCGGAAAAAGAAGATGGTGTAACACCATCGCTGATTATCTGGACGATGTGGTAAGCGAAAAAGGTGAAGAAAAGCGGAAACGGGCATGGAAGCGAGAAAACCAATTATTTGATACGCTGACAGCAATGCTGCCGGATTATCCCAAACAGCTGCCGGCCTACTGTGAAAAGCACATTTTTGGATTTACATACATTTTCATTGGAAAGATACAGAATAAGCAGCGCACAGCGGTTTGTGCACATTGCGGAAATATATTCACAGTGGATAAAAGCATAAAGCCACACCAGCATGGTAAATGTCCGAAATGCGGAGAAAAGGCCGAGTATTATGCGAACTGGTTTAATCCTCCTCAAGAGAAAAAGCAGCATATATGCATTTGTTGTAAATCCCATGGAAACCTGATTATCCGTTGGGCAAAGGTTCACAGATCTTTTTATGGGCAGGAGACGCAGTATTCCTTTGAAGATTACTACTGGAATTTTTACATTCACAGCGGAGAAAAAGCCACTTTGTATGCATACCACTATGTCGACAACATGGGTTATAGCAACTGGGCGCGGCTCAACAATGGGACTGAAAACACCGAATCGACGTATCTTTACACGTCAAATTTGCGGCGGGTCTTCACTTCAAATATGTACGGAGTAGACCTGGCAGAGGAACTGCGCGGATGCAAAGATAAAATCAGTATTACCAGGATGCTGGATAGCCTGAAGAATGTACCGCAAGCGAAATACTTCCTGCACATGGGGCTGCGAAGGCTTGCACAGGATATGTGGAGACCATCGTACGTAGTCGACCCCCCCGAAATCAACCATACCGGAAAAACGTTCGCTGAGGTGTTTGGAATCAAGGCGCAGTACTTCCCGCTTTACAAAAAATATGACGTGACAATGCCGGAACATGCAGCAATCAGAGCCTGTGAAACATGGGTGGATGAGGACATGTTTTTGAAAATGCGAGAAATGGATGTCAGAAAATATGAGATTTTGAGGAATAACGGATTTTTGAAAACCACGGCCACCATTAAAAAATCCATCAATTATCTGTACAAACAATTCAAGCAGCATAACGGTCAGTCCTTCGAACAGCTCGCGGATTATTGGCGTGATTATCTTGAAATGTCAGTCATGCTCAAAGTGGATATTTCAAATAAGCAGATCAAATTTCCAAAAGACCTTATTGAATCCCATAATGTACTTTCTGCACGTGCGGAGGCCGTAAAAAACAAAGTTAAGGCAGAAAAAGCTAAGAAAGCGTTTCAGACAATCTATAACGGGATTCCGGTTTATCGAACATCAAAATATGAAATTGTTTTTCCAAGGTCGGAGGCGGATTTCCTACGTGAAGGGCAGCAGCTGAATCATTGTGTGGGGAACGGTACTTACTTTGAACGCCATATTGAAGGAATCAATATGATATTCTTCGTCCGCAAGGCAGATGAACCGGACAAGCCGTTCTTTACTGCAGAAGTCAACGTAGAAAAGCGCGCCATAGTCCAGTTGTATGGAAATTATGATTGCCGGGCGCCAAAAGAAATTCGCAATTTTGTTGAGCAGTTCACCAAACATATAGAGCCGCGCGGCGACAATGCGACAGAAGAAAGAAAGGCAGGATAAACCATGACAAATGAAATCACAGAAATCCGTGACGCCACCATTATCGCGGCGGAGATTAATGTAATTAAGGAGCGCACGAAGCGGGAAGTGCTCACCGCCAGCGTTGAAATAGGGCAAAAGCTCTGCGAAGCAAAAGAACTGGTGAACCACGGAGACTGGGGGCAATGGCTACATGATAAGGTGGATTACAGTCAGGCCACAGCGGACAACCTCATGCGAATTTACAAAGAGTACGGCGATGACCAAATCGATCTGCTTGGGAGTTCAAAATCCCAAACGTTTAAGAATTTGAAATATAGCCAGGCAATTGCCCTCTTTGCCCTGCCAGCTGAAGAGCGGGAGGATTTCGTTAAGGACAACAACGTCGAGAATATGTCTGCCCGTCAGCTTCAGGATGCAATCAAGGAAAGGAAAGAAGCCGAGGCTGCCAGAGTCGCCGCCGAAAACCGTCAGAAGGGTACCGAAAAGCTGTTGGAAAAAGCGAATGACGATAAAGACCGGTTAGAGCAGGCATTGAAAAAGTCGGATGAAGACAAAGCCGCTGCGGAGAAAAATGCGGCTGATGAAATCAAAGTCCTTCAGGATCAGCTGGCCCAAGCAGCCAAGCCTACCGCACCATCATCGGAAGAGGTCAAAAAACTCCGGGCAGAAATACGCAAAAAGGTCGAAGAGGAATATCAGAAAAAAGAACAGCAACTGACGCTGGAAAAGAAATCAGCAGAGGATAAAGCGGCGGAAATTGAAAAAAAGTATCAGGATCAGCTGAAGAGCCTCAAGCTGGACAATGAGTCCATTTTAGCGCGTCAGCAGGAAACAGAGAAAAAGCTGGCGCTTTCTGCCCCGGAAGCTCAGAAGTTCAGTGTTTATTTCGAAAACTTTCAGCGTTCGCTTCAAAAGATGCAGGAGGCCATTAAGACGCTTTCGAACAGTGGAAATACCGAAACAGCGGACAAGCTGCGGGGTGCGCTATCACAAGTCATTGCCAGTATGGCGGAAAGCCTTAAATGCTGAATTGTCTGACAAAAAGAAAGCGGCTCCTGCCGAAAAGCAAGAGCCGAAAATAATCAAATAGTTTTAATATCTTTAACAATAGACCTTTTCTCTTTTGAATGGACGATGGAATATTTTAAAAATTGCGAAAGTTATAAGGCTGCCTAAAACGTTGCTTATAACCCCAATAATTATTGCATCTGCATTTCTCGAGAAAAAGTCCATAGAATCACCTCAAAAAAGTTGATAACTTATTTTATACCCATTACCCAAATTAATAATTCTAAGGAGCGAGGGGAAAAAATGAAATGTCCATACAAACCCAAATTTGAAAAATACATCAGCAAGCAATCCTATTGCTATCCTGTTACACATGTCGATAAAGATTTTGCTGAATGTGACAAACAAAACTGCATGGCTTACTCGGACGGAACATGCAAATTAATATCAAAAAAGGACGGTGCGCCCCATGCCTAATCTCACCCAGCGGCCGCCCCGCCGCAAAAATCCGATGAACCAGCTCCGCGGGAAGATCAATAATGCCCAGGGCGGTATTTTTGAGGACAATATAAAGAAAGCCTGCCGTTTATACAGGCAGCAGGGCCGCGCAGAGATTGATAAAACTCCGGAGCCGTTTAAGGTACTTGAAAAGCTGAGAGACGGAATATTCAAAGGACGGTTTACCGCCCCCGCTCAGCCTGATTTTCAAGGAACCTTGAAAGGCGGAATGTCAATAGTCTTTGAAACAAAATACACGACAGCGGACAGGATCGAGCGCAGCGTCCTCACCCAGAACCAAAAGGAAACCCTCGAAGCACATCACACCATGGGCGCCGCCGCCTTCGTCGTGTTTGGAATCCAGCAGAGCTTTTACTGTCTTCCATGGATTTGTTGGAGGGACATGAAGCAGTATTACGGCCGGCAGTATCTTAAACCGGACGATCTGGAAAAATGGCGGGTCAAGTTTACCGGCGCGGTTATGTTCCTTGATTTTGTGCATGAAATTCCAAAAACATTAACGGAAGGGGATAAACAGATATGAGCCAATGGATATGTCAGAGACCAGAATGGGCGGAGGATGAAACCTGCCCGCTTGATACCGGAGAATATGAATCCTGCGCGGAGTGCTGCTATGGCTATGACGCGGATCAGGACGAATAAAGGGCGGTAATGCAAATATGAAAGTCGGAATATACACCCGGAAAGATATCAACGACGCCTATAACGCAGGGTTGAAAACCGGGATCCGTCAATCCATCGACAGCGTACTTGATGTCATAACCATCATCCTGCAGGATCATTACGGCGCGACGCCGGAGGAACTACAGCAGCTGCAAAATGATGTAAACGGATATTTTCAGAGTGTAATTGACGGTGACGTAACGCTCAAGGAGATATCTGAAACCGTAAAGGAGGAAATCAAGAACAATGGACCTTCTGGACAAAATTGATAATTCACTGGACGCATACAGCCACGCGTTGCAAATCAATAACGGACATTCTGCATTCTCACAGAGGCAGTACATTGAAAATAACTCTGTTTCATGGCTCCACACTCTCATAACGGAGTGCCGAGCGCACCGCACATACGGCATGACAGAGGCCACCGCCGCTCAACTTTCCGCAGCCGGGGAAACCCAAAGGCAGTTAGTTTATGTCTGCTCCCCACTGCGGGGGAATATCCGGGCGAACGTCAAAGCCGCGCGCGGTTACTGCGAAGAGGTCATAGCAGCCGGTTACATACCGATTGCCCCGCACGTTATGTTTTATGGCATCTGTAATGACAGAATACCGGAGCAGCGCGCCGCCGGCATGAGCATGGGAATCGAACTGCTGCGGATGTGCCGGGAACTGTGGATATTCGGCCCCAGCATTTCCCGCGGAATGCAGACGGAGATCAAACAGGCCAAATACCTGAAAATACCGGTCATTGACCGTCAGGGAGGGAAATAATCGATGGATGAATTAAAACCAGCAAATTTCAGTTATCCGCATGTGAAGGCAGATTTAGAACTCTGCGAAAAACAAATCGATGCTCTTTGCGGGTGTGGAAGCAAAGACAAAGCATCACTGCATGTCCCTGCTGAAAAGACAGATTTTGATATGCAATTCGAGGCAGCACTTGAGGAGCTCAAGGCATATCGCAAAACTGGACTTTCACCGAATCAAGTCTACGAGTTGAACCGCCGTGCCGAGCCTGGCACCGGATATTTCTCGGTATGCGAACGGTAAGCCAATATACGGATTGTATTTGAGCAAAGTTGTCGAATACAAAACGCCTCGCCCGCTATCTGATTTCGGCCTGAGTCGTGCACCGCAGAGCTGGTGCTACGTGAAGGAGGCGGCTTAATCCATGATATTTCCAGAGCAGCTTAAGGTGTTACGTAATAAGGCTGGGAAAACCCAGATGGTCATGTCCGGCCTTATCGGAATAAGTATGAATTATTATCAAGCCCTGGAACAGGGCCGCAGTCATCCAAGCAAAGGAATGCTGAAACGCATTGCAGACGCCATTAAGGTGCCGGTTTCATATTTCAGCAGTACAGCGGTCACGAATCAGGAGCCGCAGAAACCGCCGAAGCCTGAAACAAAAATAAACCCGCCAGCGGTCAAGCCCATAAGATTCCGTACAAATGACGGATACACCTGCCAGGAAAAGAAATGCGGCTGGCGCGTTTGCGTTGGTGACGGCGTCTTCTTCTGCCCTTCACCGCGGGGTGGATGTATGAAAGCATTTGAGCAAGGCCGGAACGAACCAAGGAGGTGACGACCGGTGACAAAAAAGGAATTGCTACAGGTTAGGAATCTAAAAAATGAGATTAAGTCGCTGAATGAACAGAAAGCCGAGATCCGTTATAAAATGTCAAGTATAAGAACACCACATTGTGTACAAGCCTCAAGCAAAAATGAGCCATATCAGTTACATAACATTACAATTCAAGGCGTTGCAAAGTCTGAAACTCAGGCTTTCCATGAGCACGATGAACAGCGTGAAAAAATTGTTCTCGATTTGGCAGACAGAGAAAAGCGGTGTCTTGTAGAATATGACAAAATTAACACCTTCATAGGAACCGTGAAGGATAGCACAATGCGGCAGATGCTTTCACTTTACTTCCTATCCGCAAAAAGTTGGCAGCAAGTAGCAAATAAAATGGGGTATAGAGATGAAGGAACGCCAAGAAAAAAAGTTGAAAAATTTTTAAAAGATTCCGAAATTTCCGAATCATAGGTAATAAAATTGTATTGTGAGAAATTATACAGAGGGCGACCGTAGCGTGTGCGGCCGTCCTCTTCGTTTTGGTGATTGATATGAAACATTATCATTACAGACCTGAGTTTAATTCAAGAGTTTACGGTCCTGCTGAGAAGCGAGCGGATGAATACTGGAAGAGGAGAAAAGAAAAATCCCCGTCTTTATCAGACGGGGAAAATGTTATTTCGCAATATCCAGTCTCTCAATTAAGGCCTGCTGAAGCACGCTTGAAAAATTAATATGCCTTTCTTCTGCTGCTTCGTTGAGCCACGATGGAATTGTGAGAGTCTTTTTAACAGCCTTAGAATTGTGCTTCTTTTTATAGTCAAGCATATTGAATTGAATTAGCACAATTCCATCATCCGCAGAATGTGGCAGACTGTTAGGTTCAGATGCAGTCGGAAACTCTTTTCCATTCTCAAGTAAGTCTGTGAGGTAAAGCCCGACGGCTTCAAAAGTCATTCTATACGCGTCTTCTAGTGTGTCGCCTTCGGTGAAGCAGCCATCCAGATCTGGAACTACGACGGAATAACCTACTTTTTCGGGATGGAATACCGCAGGGTAAAAAAATTCATTCATAGAAAAGCCTCCTTGTTTATATTATGCCGGGAAATTGCGGGGCTTATTTCAGCCCCGCTTGCTTTAGGATATTCTTTTCGGTTCCCGGTTTTAAGTTGCCATTGTGAAAGGGAACTATGGTCTGTTTTCCTGTTCTAAAGTTTTTATAAAGCCTGTGAGAACCATTCGACCGAACACATTCAAATTCATTTTGTTCTAGCAGCTTTATGATTTCCTTTGCCGTCATTGGCATTTTCATTTCCCCTTTCATTGTTTATATTATAACACGTATAATACGTATTGTAAATAAGTTTATAAAATATTTTTATGGTGTTGGAATGCCTAAACAATATAAAACCTATACGCCGGAAGAACTCATAATTTGGATTCCGTCATTAATTGCAGCAAATAACCTTCACGCTTTTTATATTTCTCACGCATGGCTGCACCTACGTGCAGAAGTACTAAAGGAGCAGCACCATGAATGCCAACTATGTAAAGCTAAAGGGTTATATGTTCCAGCGACAACGGTCCATCATATCAAAACCGTTCGGCGGTTTCCTTGGTTGGCACTGACAAAAAACAATCTTCTATGTCTGTGTGATGAATGCCATTATGAGATTCATCACGGGCATAAACCCAAGTGGAATGATGAACAGTGGTGATACCCCCGGTCGAAAAATTTGAAAAGCGGCTGACCTATGGGAGAACGGGCAACAGGAAAGACAAAACCAATCTCTCACGCGCGTGAGGAAAAAATGTGTGATTAGAGGTGGCAAAACGATGGCAAAAGCAACTGAGGTTAAGAACTCTCTCATAAAACAGCTACAAGTGAAGGGCGCAGATGTCACGCTTTACCGTGCACTTATTGATGATTATATGTGGTTCTTTCAGCAGTTCCACCAGATGCAGACGGACATACGAAAGCAAGGCCGAACTTATACAGCGACTTCTGCGGCCGGCAAGGATTATGAAAAAGATAACCCATCTGTAAAGAATGCACTTCTCTATAGCAAACAGATGGTTGCGATTCTAGCAGCTCTCGGCCTCAGCACCGAGACAGTAATCCCTCCGGGCACAAAGGATCAGGACGACGACGAGCATGATCTGTAAAAAAATTGACGAATACATCGCGCAGGTCCATCATGGTGCCAATCCGGTCTGCAAAGATCAACTACTGCTATGCGACTATATCGAAAAATGCTTTGCAACTGAGGACATTCACGTAGATGAACTGCAGCTCCACCGGTATCTGGATAAGCAAAAGTTTTTTCCATTCCGTCTGCTTCCGTGGGAAAAGTTCGTGTTTGCGCTTCACAACTGCACATATCGGGCCGACGGATTACTCCGCTGGCCTATTCTTTTTATCATGGTCGGCCGTGGTGCGGGGAAAAACGGTTATCTGTCCTTTGAGTCGTTCAACTGGATTACACCAATAAACGGCGTGAAGAATTACGATGTGGATATCTTTGCCACAGCGGAAGATCAGGCCAAGACCAGCTTTGAGGATGTATATAACGTCCTTGAAGATAACCAGGCAAAGCTTGGCCGTTTCTTTGACTGGAACAAGGAAGTCATAACAAACCTTGCAACCGGTTCACGAATTCGCTTCCGCACTTCCGGGGTAAAGACAAAGGATGGAGGACGCCCGGGTGCCGTGGTATTTGATGAGTTTCACGCTTACGAAAATTACAAGATGGTCGACGTCGCCCGAACTGGCCTCGGTAAAAAGGCCTTTCCGCGGCAAACCATCATCACCACAGACGGGTATGTTCGAGGTGGCCCACTTGATGATATTAAGGCACAAGCGGATCAGATTCTCAACGGCGGAATAGATGACAAAGGAATGCTGCCGTTTATCTGCCGGCTGGATGATCCGGCAGAAGTAAATAACCCGAAGATGTGGTATAAGGCAAATCCATCCCTGCAGTATTTTCCTATCCTCCGGCAGGAGTTGGAACAGGAGTACGGGAATTACCAGAGCAATCCGTCCGGAAATTCTTCATTTGTTGTCAAGCGGATGAACCTTCCAAAGACATTCGATGATGAAAGTGTCACAGACTGGAACAACATCCTTGCCGCAAAGAAGCCGCTGCCGGATCTGGAATGGTGCGATTGCGTTGCCGGCGTGGACTATATGAAGACAACGGACTTTCTTTCCGCCGGACTCCTATTCAAGCACAAGGGAATTTATTACTGGATTCAGCATACCTGGGTGTGCCGGGCAAGTGCCGATCTGCCGAGAATTAAGGCACCACTTGAAGAATGGGAAGATAAAGGATACCTCACATTTTGCGACGGCCCAGAGATTCCCCCTGATGTTCCGGCCGTATGGCTAGCTGATAAAGCAAAAGAATACCATGTTACGCTGCTTGGATTGGATAACTTCCGCTATACCCTGCTGACTAAGGCTCTCCGCGAAGCCGGGTTTGACACAGACAAGGGCGGCGCAAACAACATCATGCTGACCAAGCGTGTAACCGAAAATCGGTATGTTCCGGTAATTACAAGCCTGTTCAATACGCACCGGGTATGTTGGGGAGATGATCCAATGATGCCGTGGTACACCAATAATGCCAGTGTAATTACGGACCGAGGGAATCAGTATTACGGCAAAAAGGAGGAAAAGTCCCGCAAAACGGATGGATTCAAGGCGATGGTTGCCGCTATTTGCGCAAGTGAAAATCTCGCCGACAGCGGAGAGGAAACAAGCCTTGACGATTTCAAAGTCTATTCTTATTGAGAGGAGGCGGTTGATTGAGAATTATAGAATTTTTCCGGGACATCTTTCAACCAGAGAAGACATACAAACTGAATCAACGGCTGGCGGATAGCACAAAGTTGCAACTGGAAATCGAAGAATTCGCGATCCAAATGGCAATCAATATGCTTGCCGGGTTGATTGCAAAGTGCGAGTTTAAAACCTACATAAAAGGAAAAGAAGTAAAGGCCGACGAGTATTACCTCTGGAATGTGGAGCCAAACGCTAACCAGAATAGCAGCCAGTTTATACAGGATTTTGTTTCAAAGCTTCTGTATCGGAATGAGGTCCTAGTTGTGGAAGCAAACGGCCAATTACTGATTGCTGACAGCTTTACACCAAAGGGGTATGCCTTATATCCAGCGACATTCTCCAATGTGACGGTTACAAATTTCGACGATAGTTTTACGTTTGAAAAAACATTCAGCATGGATGATGTCTTGTATTTCAAACTGAACAACCAGAATATCCGAGCACTGCTTTCCCAGGTCATGGATGGGTACTCTCAGCTCCTGTCAATGGCGATGGGAAAATACAAGCGCACCGGCGGTAGGAAAGGCGTTGCACATATAGATAAGGGAATCGCCGGAGATCAGAAATTCAAAGATCAGATTGACGACCTTTTCAGCAAGCAATTCAAAAAATATTTCAGCAATGAAAATGCTGTTATCCATATGCCCAACGGTATCGAGTATCAGGAAATCACAGGAGAAGGCAGTAAGAAATCGACTTCCGAAGTTAATGACATCGCTAATATCACAAAAGAAGCATTTGCCCGGGTTGCTCAGGCGCTTCGAATTCCGCCGGCATTACTGCAGGGCGACATTGCCGACATCAGTAAACTCATGGATGAACTGCTGACTGTCTGCATAGATCCGCTAGTCGACCTGATTCAGACGGAGACCAACCGGAAACGGTACGGAAAGACAGCATTCCTCGCGGGCACATATCTCAGGATTGACACCACGTGCATCAAGCACATTGATATATTCGACGTTGCCGACAAGGCAGATAAGCTCATATCGGATAGTCTATACAATGTCGATGAACTCCGTGTAAAGCTGGGTGATACTCCGCTCAACACGTGGTGGAGCCAACGGTACGTGATTACAAAGAACTATCAAGATGTTTCGACGGCAGATGCGCCGCCGGATGATCCTAAAACAGGAGGTGAAAACAACAATGAAACCAATTCGGACAATTTGGGCGGCAAAGATGGAAGCGGGGACGCTTAACATCTATCTGTATGACGACATTGTTCCGGACGGTGAGGACTGGTGGACAGGAGAGCCGATTCCCAGTGATACGTCCGCGAAAACGGTTCAGCAGATGATTCAGGATGCGGGCAATGTTGCTGCAATCAACGTCTATATCAATTCCTATGGCGGAGATGTCAAGGAGGGAATTGGAATCTATAGTCTGTTGGTGCGCAGCAAAGCATTCGTCACGGCGTACATTGATGGCTTTGCTTGCTCTGTAGCAAGTGTCATTGCAATGGCAGCCAACAAGGTGGTCATGGGTTCCAACACACTCATGATGATCCATAATGCCAGCATGTGCGCCTATGGAACGTCGGCCGAGTTACGTAAAGCAGCAGACGACCTCGACGTCATCAACTCGCAGGCAATCAAAAGTTACCAGGACAAGGCAGGCGATAAGCTGCCGGCTGAAACACTTCAGCAGTTACTCGATAACGAGACGTGGTTGACAGCAGATCAGTGCGTGCAGTATGGCCTTGCGGACGAAATTGCAGCCAAGGAACCGGCGCCACAGGAAGCCGCCACACAGCGGCTCACTCAGGCTCGAGCTGCTTTTGTAGCGCAGATGTCGGCAGAACATACACCGAAGGTTCCTGAAGCATTCAACAATCAAAAAACAAACGCGGAACGGCTGATGGCCGCTTTCCGTAAGAAAGTGGGGTAATCAAATGAAATCAAAAGATGTTATTAAGCAGGAGCTTCGCGAAAAGCTCAGCGCTGCGATGAAAAGCGAAGATCAGGAGCAACTCACCGAGGCTTTCGTAGAACTCGCAATGAGCATTCAGCAGGATGTTCTTACTGACATGAAAGCATTTCAGCAAACCGGGGATGAGGCTGTACTTGCCCGCCGCGGCGTGCGTCAGCTGACGCAGAAGGAAAAATCGTTCTATACTGCGCTTGCAAAAGCAACCACACTCAGCGATCCTAAGATGGCCTTTACCGGCCTCGACAGTACCACAATGCCGACTACAATCATTGATACTGTCATTGAGGACATTGGCACAGAATTTCCGCTTCTCGATGCAATCACTCTTCAGAATGTATCCGCACAAACAAAAATGATCGTCAACAAGCAGGGCGTTCAGCTTGCAGTGTGGGGCGCATTGAATACCACCATTACCGATCAGCTCGCCGGAGCTATTGGTACAATCAATATTTCTATGACCAAGCTGACTGCTTTTATCCCGATAGATCGGGACATGATCGATGTTGGGCCCGAATGGATGGACGCTTATGCACGAGCCATTCTTGCTGAAGCACTGGGCCTTGGGCTGTGTCAGGGGGCTGTGGCTGGCACAGGGAAAGACCAGCCTATCGGTATGCTCAAAGACCTTGACGGTGCTGTGACCAATGGCGTTTATCCCGATAAGACAGCGGCTGCAATTACAGACCTTTCCCCGACGACTGTTGGTGCCATTGCGGCAACGTTGGCGCAGGGACCTAACGGGCGCATGAGAAAAGTTCCGAACATTCTGGTAGTGGTCAATCCTGTTGATTACTTCAACAAGGTAATGCCGGCGACTACCTATTTGACCCCGCAGGGTACTTACGTAAACAACGTACTTCCTTATCCCTGCACCATCGTGCAGGACGTCAATGTCCCTTCCAACAAAGCTATCTTTGGCATTGGCAAACGGTATGCGCTCGGTGTTGGCAAAGGTGGTACCAACGGAGCGGTGGAAACTTCCGATGAGTTCCAGTTCCTTGATGATAAGCGTGTCTATAAAGTCAAGGCATACGGCGACGGCCAACCGCTCGATAATAACGCTTTTGTCGTTAAGGATATTAGCGGTCTGCAGCCGATGAAGCAGCAGGTAATCGTTGCGAACCCGACCACCAACCCGGTCAATACCAAGACTGTAACAGCTTAATCGAGGTGAATTTCTATGGCCGACCTGCCAGCAGGGTTGCTTGATGCAGCAAAGGCATATATCAAAATCACGTGGCAGGATGCAGCCACGGATTCGGAAGTCACCGGATACATTATCCGAGGAATGAAGCGCCTGCAGCAGATTGCGGGCGCTTCGCTCGATTTTACCGTGGAAGATCAGCCCCGGGCGCTCCTGCTGGATTATTGTAGATATGCCCGCAGTCAGGCGTTGGAAGTTTTTGAACAGAATTTTCAATCAGAGTTGCTTGACCTGAATTTCAGCACGCAGGCGCCGATTATTGACAGTCTCACCATCATGGCTACGCCGGATTCTTCGGGAGAATATGCTGTTACGGTTGCCCCGGGACCGGATGAATATGGCAGTTATGTCTATCAGGTCGGTACCGGATTGACGTTGCCAAAGCGCCTTGATACCTGTGTCCCGGGTAATATCTGGACAACGTGGGATAGTTTCTCTTCAATTTCGGCGGCTTCCGGCCAGCAGATCATGATTGTGGAAATCAATGACGAGTATAGTGCGGAGCGCGCGGGGATGGTGACGGTATGAAGATTGAGACGCCTACAGAATTTCTTACGTTCAATGATGGCCTGTGTGATGTCTACAGCGTAAAAGCCAACAAAAGGGACGCCAAGCTTTTAACACTGTGCTTTGGGAAACGGACAGTCGGGTTTAAGCGTCATTACGCTGCCCGAGCGGCCAATACCGAAATCAACCGACTGATCCAAATCCCGCTTCATGAAGACGTGACATCTGAAAACCGTGTGGTGATAGGCACAGCGGAATATAAAATCGAGCAGGCTCAGAACCTGTACGATACAAACCCGCCGACCACCGTACTGACCCTGCGAAAGATCGGGTGACGGCATGAGCGAGACAGTATCAATCGATGGGCTTGCCGAAGCGATTATGCACAATCTTCAGGCATACACGGACGATGTGACAAAAGGAATCAAAAATGCCGAGGATGTTACGGCAAAGGAATGCAAAAAAAGTCTGGAATCTGACAGCCCGGACGGCGCGACTCACAAATATAAAAAGGGCTGGAAAGTGACCGTAACAGCGAACACCACGTTAGAAAAGCACACGGTAATCCACAACAAGGAATATCGCCTGACGCATCTGCTGGAAAACGGTCATGCCATACGCAATGGCGGGCGGACGCGATCCTTCCCACATATCAAGAAGAATGAGGAAGCCGCAAACGCCGCTTTTGAGAAACGTGTACGGGAGGTGCTGGAAAACGGACATTAAAAAATGGCTGGAAGGAGCCGGGGAACCGGTCGCGGAAACGTGTTTTCCTCCGGGCGACGCTCCATCTCCTCCGTATATTTATTTTCTTGATGCGCAGGATCACGGTGGTGGGGATATGCGGAACCTCATGGTGAAGCACAATCTGACCGTGGAACGGTATTCCGAAACAGCGGAGTATAACACAGCGTTGGAAGCTCTGTTCAACGAGGAGGGGCTTGAATTTACCCGTGAACAAACATGGCTTCCTGATCCGGATGACATGTATGAAACCATTTACACAATAAAAACACCTCTAATAGAAAGGACTGATATTTAGTGGCTGATAAAATTATTCATATCCCGGTGGGGAGTGGCTACCTTTATCATAGCGTTTTTACCGGGACCATTCCGGCAGACGCCGTAATTGAAACGGAAGCCAATCGCCTCGGGTACATCGAAAAGGGCGGCGAGGTCGATTATAAGCCGACCTATAAAACGTTCAAGGATGATTTCGGAATTACACAGCGTACCAAGCTGACAGCGGAAGAAGCCGCCTTCAAGGCTTCACTGATTGCGTGGTCAACTTCTGATTTTGGCGCATTCGTATCTACCGCGCGTGTGACTGAAACGCAGGGGCACCGTACAATTAAGATCGGCGGTCTGGGGCAGGATGATGGTAAAATCCATCTTTTCCGTTTTGTCCACCCCGATGCAAAGTATGGCACCGTGAGACTGACAATCGTCGGCACGCAGACCGGCGGCTTCAAGCTGAATTTCAAGCCGGATGATGCGGGGAACATGGACCTTGAAATCACAGCGCAGGCCAGCGACAGTGAGGGTACTCTCATTGTATATGATGAGGAAGTCCTCGGTGACAGCACCAAAGCGAGTGGCCTGACGGTATCGTCTGCTGCCGGCACCACAAGCGGGACCACGAAGCTGACCGTTACTCCTACGATTGGAAGCAATAACAGCTACCGCTATTACCGCGGCGCGGCTACGCCTGCTGTTGGGGCTGTGCTTACAGCTTGGACGGTTTGGGACGGTACAGCAGATATTACAGCGGCAACCGGTGACATTTTGACCGTTGCGGAAGTTGACAGCGCGGGTGCAGCGGTTAAGGCTGGCATTGTGACCGTAACGGCGAAAGTGTAAGGTGAACTAAATGGCAGAAAACAGTTTTGATATGGCGGCTGTAAAAAGCCGCTATTTTCATGCAATACTGAGAGCTTCTATGGACGACGGCACAGAAAAGGTCATTACGGTGGACGCACTTCCGCCTAAACTGAAATTCATGAGGAAGCTCACAAGAATTGTTAAAGATGAAGCGACGGGCCTTGATGAATTGCGTGAAGCAGTTGCAAAAATATTTTCGCGCAACAAGACAGACATCACAGTGCCGCCGGAGTTCATCGACGAATTTGACGAAGATGGTCTTGCAGCAATCTGCACAGCATATTTTCAGTGGGTAGCTGACACAAAAAAGAATTAGCCCCTCCTTCTTGCAATGAAAAAGGGCCGGAGGGGCATTATTCAGTCGGAACCATTGAAGAAAAGATCGTCAGGGACTATACCGGTTATGATTTCGAACGGATGGAATCCCTGACGGTCTTTGAATTCTGGCTTCTGCTTCGCGATGCAGTGATTTACAACTGTCAGCAGACCGAAGAGGGACGGGACTATCTTGAGCGCTGCTGGGCAGCAGAACAGACGGAGCCCGATAGAAAAATGCTGCGGCAATATTTCGGAAAGCATTGACACGCTTCTTTTACCGTCCTATTATGGAATTAATTTGAAAGGAGCGTGTCAGATATGTTTGGGAAGAATGAACAATCAAGCGAAAATGAAGTCGATGAAATCATTGAGCGGTTTAATTTGCAAGGTTTAACGGAAGCGGAAAAAGAGACGTTGATTTCAATGGCAAAGGATAGAACGCTTGTTACTATGTCCAGCGCAGCAATTACAGATTTTGCTTTTAAGAAAACACTTATTTATCAAAACTGGATGATACTTAGCAGACTATTAGAAAAGAAATAAAAATTTGAAAGCAATTTGCATCCTCTTCTGAGGGTGCATTTTTTATACAAATTTTTAGGAGGTGAAAGCCTTGGCAAATAACATAAAAGGCATTACGATCGAAATCGGAGGCGACACAGGGCCGCTTTCTTCGGCACTCAAAGACGTAAATAAAACGGCAGGAGACTTACAGAGTGAGTTGAAAGAGGTTAATAAGCAACTGAAATTTGACCCTCAGAGTGCGGTGCTATCCAAGCAAAAAATAGACCTATTAAAGCAAAGCGCTCAGGCGCTGGAAGAAAAGCAGAGGACATTAAAGACAGCAGTAGAGCAGGCTCACGCGGCATTTGAAAAAGGCGAACTTGGCGCAGATAAGGTTCGCGCGGTCGAGCGCGAATATGAAAAGGTCAATTCGCAGCTTAAAGACACTAAGAAAGCACTCAATGAAGCAGAGCGGGAAACAGGAACATTCTCTGAAAAAGTCAAAGCTCGTTTTTCTGGCTTGAAAGATAAAATCAAGGATACCTTCAGCGCAGAAAACATAAAGGCTGGAATCGGTGCCGTTGGCGTTGCGGTAGGTACATTTTTAAAAAGTTCTCTTGATAAAGCAAAAGATGCCCAAAAGGCAAATGCTGACTTGGAGCAGACACTGAAATCCACAAAGGGTGCTGCTGGCATGACAATGCAGTCGTTAAACGATCTTACTCAGGCGATGGTAAATAATACGGATTTTACAGGCGGTGAAGTGAAAGCCGGAGAAGCAATGCTCTTAACCTTTACCAATATTGGAAAAGATGTATTTCCACAGGCCACATCTGCTTTACTCGATATGTCTCAGAAAATGGGTACCGATGCTAAAACACAAGCTATCCAGCTAGGCAAAGCGTTGAATGACCCCGTGAAAGGCATTACTGCACTTACTCGTGTAGGTGTGACGTTTTCTGCTCAGCAAAAAGAGCAGATTGCACAAATGGTCAAGGTGGGCGATGTCGCCGGGGCACAGAAGTTGATTCTTGCTGAGCTAAACAAAGAGTTTGGCGGACAGGCAGCGGCCGCAGCGGATACTTACGCTGGGAAGCAGAAGCAACTTCAGAATCAGTTGAATTCGGTTAAGTCAGCCATCGGAACAGCGCTGATTCCTGCGCTTGCCGCAATATTAAAAACAGTCGCTCCAATTATTCAGGCAATAGCTAATTTCGTATCAAAAAATCCGCAACTCACAGCGGCTATATTGGCTGTCATTGCGGTTGTTAGTACGTTAATCGGTGGGCTATCACTTCTTACAACAGTGACAGGAGCCTTCGGAATAGCGCTTGATGTTGCATTACTGCCAACTATTGGATTAGTCGTTCTCGCCATAGCGGCCATAGTTGCCGCAGCTGTAGCGATTGTAACACATTGGTCGCAGATATCTGCTTTCTTTGTGAATCTTTGGAATAGCATCAAAAATGCATTTTCCGGAGTCGGTGACTGGTTCAAAAACACATTTGATGGTGCCATGAATTCGGTGCAGGGAGCTTTCAGCTCTGCGCCAGGATTCTTTTCCAGTCTAGGCAGTAAAATTTCGGGTGCCTTGAATACCACGGGTGGCTTTATAAAAAACAATTGGAAATCTCTTGCAATTGGAATTGTCAACCCAATTGCTGGTGCTACAACGCTTTTATATAAGTATAATCCTGGATTCAAAGTATGGGCTGACAATATGATGAATTCCATAAAGTCGGCCTTTACATCCGCATGGAATTCAATCGTTGCATTTTTTACACAGTCCATTCCAAAGTTTATCGGCTCGGTCGGCCAGTGGTTTCAACAGCTTCCATACAATATTGGCTATGCGCTTGGAACCGCAATAGCGGGCATTATTAATTTCGGAGTAAGCGCATGGAATTGGGTAACGACACAGCTCCCACAGATTATTAACGGTATCATTCAATGGTTTGCACAGCTCCCAGGGAAGTTGTGGGCTTTATGGATGCAGATTGTTCTTGGAATAGGTAATTGGATTATCAGCATGGGGCAAAAAATCACGACGGAAATTCCCATACTGATTAATGCCATTGTAACATTCTTCAGTCAGCTTCCGGGAAAAATTTGGACTTTCCTCGCTGATATCATTACCAAGATTGGGGCTTGGATTACTAGTATGGCATCCAAAATAGCCACAAAAATTCCGGAATTGATTAATACCGTTGCGACGTTTTTTGGACAATTGCCGGGGAAGATATGGGCATTCTTGTCAGACGTTGTAAACAAGGTCGTTACATGGTGTGGAAATCTTGTTTCGACAGCCACGACAGAAATCCCAAAGTTTGTTTCAACGGTAGTGAGCTTTATTTCTGAACTGCCTGGAAAAATGTTGGATATCGGGAAAAATATTGTTACCGGCATTTGGGACGGAATTAACGGTGCTGTCAGTTGGCTGCACGATCGGATTTCAAGCTTTTGCAGCGGCATTGTGGATGGATTCAAGAGTAAATTGAAAATTCATTCTCCGTCACAACTGTTTGCGGATGTTATCGGCAAAAATCTTGCGCTTGGTATTGGACAGGGCTTTACAGAGAACATGAAGGCGGTTATAGCAAGCATGACCTCCGTTATTCCAACCAGTTTTAATACAGGTGTAGAGGTCAGCACGGCGATGGCAGCTGCATACGGCGGATATTCTGTACCAGTTTCCACAAGTAAAACGATAAGTTCCGGAAATACTGAATCGTCCAGTTCAGGAATCAGAGATATTACGGTTCGGCAATATTTTCAGGGCAAGGTTCCGACTCCGGCAGAAAATGCCAGGTTAACGCGGAATGGTCTGCAGCAGGTCATACTAAAATTAAGGAAGTGAGCGTTTGAAGCGGATTGTCTGTGAAAATCAATGCGGAGAAACAATAGAATTTGCCTATGACGGCAATCCGCTCCGCCTGTCCGATACGAGCGGATTTTCTGAGGCTGGATATACGGTAAGCACCTCAAAGAACAGCGGACAGGACGGGGAAACCTACAACGGAGAAACAGCCAATAAACGGAACCCGATTATTACGGCGGATATTTTTGCAGATTATCAGGCACAGCGGGATCGCCTTTATAGTTTCTTTCAGCCACGGTCCATTGGAACGGTGTACTACTATGAGGATGATTCCGCCGGCCGAAAAGCCGGGTATTATGTTGAAAAAATTAACGTTGAAGAATCAGGGGCAGCTCGGGTTGCGACAATCTCCCTTATCTGCCCCGACCCGAAATGGTACGCCCTTGAAGATCAATTAACCCAGCTTGCCGTATGGAAAGGCTGCATCAAGTTTCCGCTTCGCCTCCCGCCACAAATCAACGCATCCGGACAGAGCGTGACAGTAACAGCGGAAGATAGCATAACTGACTACGACAAAGTAACGGTCACCGGCGCCAAAATGGAAACTGGCTCCGGCACGAAATCGCCAGATAATCCGTATGTGCTGACAGGCACTACAAAACTAACCGTATCTGACGGCACAACTCCGCACGATTATGTTTTACCACAAACGCTTTATAGTCTGCCAAACGGTGTATGTGATAGTTATGATATAGTAAGCGGAACAGGAATGCAGAATATTAAGAAATTGGTGCTAAATGGTACAGAATCATGGGGAGTGGCAGGGGAGGGCGATATAACTAACGGAATATCATTTTATAGTACAATAGCAGGAATGAAATCAGCTTCTACTTCTATGGTACAACACGTATGCGATAAACTTCCTGTTATTACGTATCTTGCATCAAAGGCAACTCCAAAACCGCTTACATTCATTACGGCACAAACAAATGTAATAATTATAAATGTTGAACGGACAAGGTTAACTACGCAAGATTCAGCAGGGTTTAAAGCGTGGCTTGCCGCAAATCCCGTTACAATGCTTTATCAACTTACTACCCCTATAACGATCACGGGGACGGCGCAGCAAATCCCAATCCATCATCCTACGACTACACTATCAGTCGATGTCGGTACGGTCACAATCCGATGCCGCGGCAAATTTGCGGTAACCCAAAAAATAAACAGTCTAATTGGAAACGTCCATAACAACAGCGCCGTATCAATGGGGCTAACTGTGAAATTTACGGTAACTGGTACGGTGGTTAATCCTTCGCTATATGACGTCAATCGCCATGAGCTGATGCAGGTTAACACAACCATGCACGCGGGGGATATTATCATCATCACGACCGGAGACGGAAACAAGCGCGTCAAGTTAATTTCCGGCGGCGTGACCACAAATATCAATAATCTTATGGCGTATCCCCCTAAGTGGCTGCAAGCTTACCAGGGGGATAATATTTTCCGGTACAATGCAGTTTCGGGCATCGACAGCCTGTCTGTGTCAATTCTAAGCACTCAGGCGTACTGGGGGGCATGATATGGAGCTCTATATTTATAATCCTGCTATTGAGCAGCAGGGAGTGGTTGACAGCTTTTCTTCCCTCAGATGGCGGCGCCGCTTCTTCGAGCCGGGCGAATTTGAGTTACACTGTGCGGCAACGGCCGACAATGTTGCACTATTGGCCGAGGGCAACGTTATCCATCGTCTTGACCACTCCGAAGCAGGAACAATCGAGGGCATGGGGATTGAAACAACCGACAACGGCGACGAAATCTCCGTAACTGGACGTATGGGATCGTCAATGTTGGAACAGCGTATTATCACACCGACCATCAATTTCATCGGCACAACCGAAACGGCAATGCGCAAAATCGTATCTGATAATGCAATCGCAACGCGACCGATCACTGGGCTTACCCTCGGCACGTTGAGCAACTTCACGCAATCATGCAGCTTTCAAGCATCATACAAAAATGTACTCACAACACTTGAAGCGCTCGGAAAATCCGCTCCGCTTGGTTTTCGGGTGTGGCTGGACGTGCCCAATAAACAGTGGATATTTGAGGTTTACGACGGAGTAGATAAAACGGTTACGCAGACCGCGCGACCTTATGTACTTTTTTCAGACGAATTCCGCAATATTTCCAGCCCCAAGTACACGTATAACAACCAGGATTATAAGAACTACGCCATTGTAGGCGGCGAAGGAGAGGGAACCGCACGGGTAATCGTTGAAGTAGACCAAACTAATGGAGAGCCACGCCGAGAATTGTGGGTTGACGCAAAAGACTTACAAAAAAGCGATCTGACCGACGCTGACTATCAGGCACAGCTCCGGCAGCGCGGCCTTGAAAAGCTAGCAGAAGCCGCAAAAACTGAATCATTTGAAGCTGGGGCAGTAAACACCGCAAACTATGAGTATCTCACAGATTGGAATTTGGGTGATATCGTGAGTTTCGAGAAGTGGGGAATTCTATTAAACCAGCGGATAACCGAAGTCGAGGAAGTATATGAAAATGGGATTATAACGACTAATCCGGTATGCGGTACGCCGCTGCCGGAAAAATTGAACTTAGGGAGTGATACATAATGGCGGAACAATATGGGTTCTTTCCGGATGTGAACGGTGACAGGGAGCAAACAAGCGATTTTCTCGCAAAGTGGATTGCGTCCATTATCGGAACCGGTGTGTACAACGGTGAACTTGCCGTCACTGCCGGGAGCAATATGCAGATTACCGTCCCGACTGGCCGCGCATGGATTAACGGATATCATTACCGCAACGATGGGAATCTGACACTGACGATTGCCAATGCCGACGGCACGCTGAACCGCAAAGACATCATTGTGCTGAGGTGGGACGTTAATGCCCGGTCGATAACGGCACAGGCCATTAAGGGCACGCCTGCCAGCAATGCGATGGCACCGGCTATTGTACGTACTGCAGAGCAGTACGATTTAAAGCTCGCAGAAATCAGTATTCCGGCTGGAACAACAGCAATTACAAATGCTCTGATTACTGACACCAGACTTGACAAGTCAGTTTGCGGAATCGTGACCGGCGTTGTGGATCAGGTTAATACGACAGCACTATATAACCAGATTCAATTCGATTTGGCCAATTTTAAAGGCGTAAACGAGGCTGATTTTACTGCGTGGGTAAACAGTCTCAAAAGCGTGCTGGACGAAAGTACTGCAGGAAATCTGCTGAATATGATTCAGACGCATGAAGCGGATACCGTAGCCCACATGACACAGGCCCAGAAGGATACACTAAGCGCCGCCGTCCAGTCTGCCACGCTTGGCGGCGCAGCGGTTCCAAAGAGCGGTACTACCTTACAATTTCCCGCATACCCGACCAGCCTACCGGCCAATGGCGGAAATGCAAACTATGCAACCACGGCCGGCAGCGCTCCGGCTACTGGAGGATGGGCAAACACAGCAAATTACCCTACCCACGCGGTCGGCCTGGCGGACTTCGGCCTGCGCGGCAATTACATTTCCAATGTTGCACCTTCCGGCGGTTCCGACGGCGACACCTGGGATCAGTATTGAGGTGGGATGATGGCAGGACGATTTGGTAAAGTTGGCGGTGTAATCGAAAAAGTTAATAAGAGACATGGTAAGGCAGCCGCTGTAATTCAGACAATAAAAAAACGGTTTGGCAAGACCGGAGGTATATGGCAGCCGAGTTACATCCTCGGAGTTACTCCAACTGGAGCAGCAACTTGCTGGGTTGCTGGTGGGCATTATAGTGATACATATCATTTTACACCTACAGTGACCTACAATAACGGATTGCACATAAGTGTACCGTGGAGTTTTGATGGTGGAGTATCTGGTGATCCTGCCGAAGCATTGTTTAACATAGGTATCCCCATAGCATTTAATCAAGACATCCCGTTTACTTATATGCAACCAATATGGGGTGTAAACACAGCCTTTAGTGGGCATCAAACTTATGGTTTTGTATCAGAAATAGACTTACATCTAAATAAGTCTAATATTGCCGTACAGCAAGATGTTAGTCCTATACTTTCTGATGCATCACTAGTATTTAGTCCGGTAGAAAGAGTTGCACAGCAAACAATAACACTTTCTTCTACCTACCTTGTAATTCAAGCCTATTTGGGAAATGGTAACAGTTCTTCTCATTCAGATACTTTCACATTAGATATCCCAAATGAAGCAATCTACATTTTGGCTCAAGGGGCAAAATTGCCTTTCATTTTTTAAGGAGGTAAATTATATGCAAACAATCAACTTCAACGGTGGCACAGAGTTGCCCATCCTTAGCGCAAACGCTACACAGATCTATGTACAAGGAGCGAACCGGTCGGGAATCGAAATCCAGATTGCTAAAAATGCAATCCCAATTGATGCACTGGACAAGTTGTCCGCAGACAGCGCCAAGACAGGCAAGCTGACTATTGTGGACGGTGACGTAACCTATGTCCGCGATAATTACACCATTAGGGCGGAACTGGCACTTAAACCGGTTGTGACAGCGATGGCCACCAGCACCACGCCGGAGCAGACCGAGGACAGGCTGTGCTTGACGCTGGCCCAGCTTACATATTCTGAGGTGCAGCTGGTGGCGCAGCAGGCACAGATCGACGCACTGACATTGGCACAGCTGGGGGTGAAATAATATGTATAGTACGCTGAAAAGACTTTACGACGCCGGGCGGCTTCCGGCAGCAAACCTTAAAAATGCGGTTACGCTCGGTTGGATTTCCGACGCTGATTTTAAGGCAATCACTGGTCAAGACTACACAACAACAGCATAACAGAGCAGGAAGCGTTTGCCTCCTGCTCAATTTTTTAGGAGGATTTAGCATGGAAAAAACAAACTTAGGGCTTGTAGCTTTCTGCAAACAAGCGCTTGCCGGGGGTACCGGGTACGTCTATGGCACAATCGGACAGACCTGTACAAAGGATCTGCTTGACCAATGCGCTGCCCGATATCCGGCAAACAACCTTGCCGGAGGCGCAATGCGCAGGGTAGGCAACAAGTGGATCGGGCGCCGTGTAACCGACTGTATCGGCTTGCTCAAATACTATGTCATGGCCGAGGCATATGGCAAAAACCCGAGTTACATATCCAAGTATGATAAATCCGCAAACGGCGCATACAATGAGGCCACCGAAAAAGGTCCGATCTCTACATTGCCGGAAATCCCTGGAATCTGTCTGCATATGCCGGGGCATTTTGGAGTGTACATTGGCGGTGGTTATGCGATCGAGGCAAAAGGTACAGCTTACGGGGTTGTTAAAACCAAAGTCGCGGGCCGCGGCTGGACGCACTGGTTTAAGTCGCCCTGGATTAAGTATGTCACGTCTACAACGATAAAGAGTGACACCACGTGCGGCATGACAATGAAAGTCGGCGCAGAGTATAAACTCAAGCTGACCGCCGACTTCAAACCAGAGTGTACAGCTGGTTCTCCCGGAATCGTTCAGATTTCTGATGCAGGTAGTTCTGGGCGGGATTACTTTTTCCGGATAACCGCTCTGAAAGCGGGTACAACCGGCATCTACGCGAACAGGCAGAAACTGTTTGTTGTAACAGTAAAATAAATGCCGGTATTCCGGCAGAAATGAGGTCAAACATGGATAAAACAAAAGCATTATTTATTGCAATCTTTACCGCTCTTTCCGCATGGCTTGGCGTTCTCGCTATCCCGGTGTTGCTCTTAGTCTTGGTCAATATCATTGACTACGGCACTGGTCTGGCAGCGGCAAAGTACCGTGGGCAGAAAATCAGCAGCTACAAAGGATTCCGAGGCATTGCCAAAAAGGTATGTATGTGGCTGCTGGTAGGCATTGGTGCTGTTGTTGATTGCTTGATTACATACGCGACACAGCAGGCGGGAATCACGCTTAACTTTGGCTATGCCGTTGCGTCCCTGGTGGCCGTGTGGTTAATTTGCAATGAAATTATTAGCATCCTTGAAAACATGGCAGACATCGGTGTTGCTCTGCCGCCATTCCTGCTTAGAATTGTTTCTAACTTAAAGTCGCAGGTGGAGAGTAAAGCGGAAAACCTGCCCGATACGACTGATAATTCAGCACATCAAAATGCAGATAATACTTATCCGGAAAACTCTACAAAGACTGAAGCTGTGGTTGTGATCGACAATAATACAGATACACAACCCGGTAATAATATTCCTGCATAGCTCCTTGCTTTTAATTAGCCCTCCAACCAATATCTTGGGGGGCTAATTATTTGTAGAAATTATATTACTGAATTATTGTTTATATATATTAAAAGTGGTAATATAAACTCAAATGATATTGGGGAGTAAGCAATATGTATGATATAGCTGATTCTTTTAAAAATGAAAATGAGGATTATATTACTATACCGGTACTCCGTGAATTTATAAAAGAAAATAGTATTTGTAAAATTTCTCAAGGCCGTCCGGAACTTATGAATGAAGTTATAAGTTTTGCCAATCAATCAGAACATAACGCTGAATTAGTTTCTTCATGGGTAGATCTAGTAATAAAAGCAGGCATTAAGGATATATATGTTGCTAGACATTGCTTAAGTGAGGCTACGGGAGCACTTTTTAACGGTGATGGGCTAGAACCGTACCTTAATACCCTTTTGATGCCCGCAACTAGTCATCATATAACAGGAAATAAATATAATGCTGATCTTTCGTTTGTAAAATATGAAAACCAAGCTACAATAAGCGGCAATAAGCTTGTTATGTTTTTCTGTAGAAAACTATGGGTTTATGATAAATATTCTCATGTTGCAAAAGGTATTGACTATCCTATTGTATGTGAACTTTATTATGAAACAGGGTGGATATGCATAAGTTCAAAACCAAAATCAAACATTTATAACTATTCAGATGATCCTTTTATTCTAGAAACTGCGAGCTCAACAACAATCGAAAAGCAAATTTTTGAAGTTGTCCGGTGGGTAGAAGATAAATTTGAATTTGAACAAACTGATAAGCGAATTGAAATCGAATCATTAAAAAATAGATTATTTAATCTATTGCGTCAATATGCTTATACCCCCGCTGTGATAAAAGAGACAATTGATAAAAAATCTGATAGCATAAATAGTATAGACGATCAAATAATGGCGGCTTGCAATCTACCTGTAACAAGTCAAAATGACGTGGATGAAGACGTTAGAAATACTATTGAAAAGTACCTCTCAATTAACTGGCCTGATAAAGATGTATTTATTCGAGACAGAGATGCATATCCTATAAAGCTGAGTGCTACAGATGAAGAAGAGTCAAAAATTGAACAAACTGCAGCCGAAACTTCTCCGTTACAATCAAGGGCGGTGTTCTTTGACAATAAAAAGATGCTATATAAAAGTGAAAAATGTGATGGAGTTTCATTTCAATGGAAAAGAATTAATCATTCTTGGTATTGGAGCAAAGACTTCCATGTGAAAATCACTATTAATATGAAAGCTTATGCTCTTTTTAAGTTCACGGATTTTACTGCAGAGGAGGATATCAATAATGTTATATTCTCAATTATCAAAGATTAGCGGCGTTTTAAGTGAAATCGAAATAGATAACATCGATAATTATTTCTCAAATTTATCTCCGCTTGGTAGAAAATACATATCGTTATCAAAAATAATAAATATTTGTAAACTTAATCCAGAAAAAGCAATAGAAGCAATTAGGATTTTAATAAGTATAGGATTACTAAAACAGAGATATTCTATTAGGTGCCCTGAATGTGGTTTATTACTATATAGTACAGATGAATTGGAAAGAATACCATGCGATAGAATTTATTGCTATCAATGTGACGATGATGTTGAAATAACTGTTGATGATGTAGAAGTTATTTATGAATTAGTTATTACCCCATGTTTTTTCGAAGGTGAGCAACGGAACGGCACATTAATCGACTTGGATGTATCTTCAGCCGTTGCCCTACCAAAAGAAGATACACTTAGATATCATATACAAAATGGATTAGTGCCTAATTATCTAGAATTGATAATGAAAAAATCCAATTAGGAAGTATTTTAATGGTGTATTATTTTACATTAAATACAGCAACTACCGTAAATAATGCAGTTGAGCCTATTATTTGGAGCGGATTAACTGCAAATCAGATTATTACAATTATATCTATTTCAACAACGTTTATGGCCAGTCTTGGAGCAATAATTGTTAACCTTTATTCCATAAATAAAAATAAGAAGTTATCAATTGAAAATAGGTATTTAAATGTCATAACAAATAATCATATATCTAGAATTAAGGAACTTTCGACACTTGTCGCAAAATATTGTGCATTTGTACTTAGAAATGCATCATCTGAGAATCATTGTATCGATGATGATAGCAAGGTATATACTTTGTCTACACAAATTAATTTATATTGCAATAGATTGTCCTGTGCAGATTCGGTAATTAAGAAAGTAATCAATGAATGTAATGATTATTACATAAGAGCTATAAATCAGAAGTTATCAGATGATGCCTCTAAGAAGAAATTTATCGATAGCGTGTCATTGGTTGAAAAGCTTCTTTTAATATATATAAAGGTCGAATATGAAGAAGCTACATATCAAGCTAATAAAGGAATAACGGACAAATACCCATTTGAAAGTCAGTACATAAAATACATAGAGGTTTATGATACACGGCAGGAAATTCAAAAATTGCAAGAAAGTTTGGGTATTAATGTTTTGGACGACCTTGAAAAAAATGTAACCGTTACAAAAGCATCAAAAAAATCTAATATTTTCAAATTGTTGTCTCGTAAATAAAATAACGCTTAATCTTGCAACTTACGGTATAGAAGAATAGAAAAGCCCGCCAAACGGCGGGCTTTTCTATTCTTCTACTGCGTACATACCTGTTTCTGTTTTAAAGAACCTGTACCCATCAAAGGCGGCAATAAATTTATTTGGTTTAGGCAATTCTTCCGGATTTGTCACCAGTATTGCACTTCCAATCGGTTCAACATATATTTCTGTCATATTGATACTCCTATCTTTGACACACTACCTGTCGTGCAAATAAACAGCCACAAAATGACTACAGTTGCAATCATACCGATTATGCAGCTGACCGTGCAAGAAATCAGTTTACTCTTGATTTTGCTGGACACTAGGGCGAGAAGCCCAGCCGTTACAAAACCAGTTATGCAGCAGTAAAAGATAAACATATTTAGCACCCCCAAGGACATTAAACGATTTTATGCGGAGATTGTCAATACGTGCAAATTTTGTTGATTTACTCCGAATAAAGCATTATAATATTTCTAAGTATTTTAAATAGGAGGATGAAAATGAGAAAAGGATCAATAAGTTCATTATTATCTCTACTTGTGCTATTTACGACATTTAGCGGGTGTGGTACCGCATCGACAAACTCTACAAGCACTATAATCACATCAAGTACGGTAGAATCAAGTACCGCTTCATCTGAACTTATATCGTCTGCTGCAATCTTATCCAACTCGGTCACATCTTCGAGTATATCACCAAACAATATAGCGGCAGCGGTTGATGCAGTGGCTGCTCCTGCCAATGGGGCAAAACTCAAAGTGCATTATCTGGATGTCGGGCAGGGGGATTCCGAATTTTTAGAGCTTCCAAATGGACAAACCATGCTGATCGATGCTGGGAACCCTGAAAATGGACCACAGATTGTAAGTTATATTAAAAACCTACGTCATACTAAAATAGATTACCTTATTGCAACGCATCCTCATGCCGATCATATAGGAGGCATGGAAACAGTAGTAAATGGCTTGGATATTGGCAAAATATATATGCCTAAAGTTTCATCGAATACCAAAGCGTTTGAAGGTTTACTTAAGGCAATCAAGAATAAAGGATTGCAAGTTAATACTGCGAAAGCGGGCTTAAACTTGCTAAAGGCCGGTAATCTCAACATTGATATGATTGCCCCCGTGGGTACATCTTATGATGACCTCAATCAGTATTCAGCGGTTATTAAAGTCACTTACGGTGATAATAAATTTTTGCTTATGGGTGATGCCGGGAATGTCTCTGAGGGACAGATTACTGCTGATGTTTCAGTAGATGTTCTTAAGGTAGGCCATCATGGCAGCAATACAGCGACATCTAAAACGTTCTTGAATAAAGTTCATCCGAAGTATGCTGTCATTGAAGTGGGAAAGGGGAACTCTTATGGTCATCCTACAGCAGCTACTTTACAAAAGCTTCAAGGAGCTGGAGCAGCAATCTATCGTACAGATAACGATGGAACTATCATCTTTACATCTGACGCTAAGACAATTACCGTAGATAAAAAAGCATCTGCAATAAAAGAACAAGCACCCCCGACAGTCACATCCAAACCACAGACTACTACAACTAAAAAGCCAAGCACAGTAATTGTTCCGCCGAGTGGTACTACTGACAATCAGAGTGTTACGGTTTATATTACTAACACTGGTGAAAAGTATCATACCGATGGATGTCAGTATTTGAGAAAAAGTAAGATTGAGATCACTTTAAAGGATGCAAAATCACAAGGTTATTCACCTTGTTCTAAGTGCCATCCACCACAATAAGGAAGTATTGATATATGAAATTTACAATAGACCGTTTTGAAAGCGAATATGCCGTTGTAGAACTTGAAAATCAAACAATGATTAATATTCCAAGATGTGCGTTGCCGGCAGAAGCCAAAGAGGGCGACATTATATCGGTAATAATCGATGCGGCTGAAACAGACAAACGTAGGGAAAATATTAAAAAGCTCATGGATGATGTGTGGGCGGATTGATATGAATATAGGTGGAGAGTGAGGAAGCTGATTATTGGTTCTTATTTGGTTCTTGCTTTTACAAAACTGAGCAAATAAGAACCAAAACCCACAAATCTAAAATCTTGAAATTTGGCTATGTACCTGTACATTTTCAGTGTGCAAAACGTTGCAAAACCTATTTTTTCAAGTTCAAGTCTCGTCTCGCGCACCAACGAAT